GCTGAAAGATAACCTGATGACGCTCCCATATAAAGAGCCATCACAAGTCTTGCTGGGTCTGATGAATCAGATCATTGAGGAAGGTCGTCGTTTTGCTAATACTGCTGACTTGCAGATCAGTGACATGTCGTCACAAGCGCCTGTCGGTACTACGCTTGCAATCTTAGAGCGTACGTTAAAGGTAATGAGCGCGGTTCAAGCACGCATTCACTACTCGATGAAGCAAGAGTTGGGGCTGCTTAAAAAGATCATTGCTGATTACACACCTGATGACTACAGCTACGAGCCAGATGAAGGCAGTCGCAAAGCTAAGCGCGGTGACTACTCTAACGTAGACGTTATTCCTGTGAGTGATCCGAATGCCAGCACAATGGCGCAGAAGATTGTTCAGTATCAGGCAGTGCTTCAGTTAGCTATGCAAGCGCCACAGATGTACAACATGCCACTACTACATCGCCAGATGTTAGACGTGTTGGGAATTAAAGACGCTGCGAAGTTAATTCCTATGGAAGAAGATCAGAAGCCGATGGATCCAGTCAGCGAGAACCAGAACGTGCTGATGATGAAACCCGTCAAAGCGTTTGCGTACCAAGACCATCAGGCGCACATCACGGTGCACATGTCGGCTATGCAGGATCCGAAGATTATGGCTCTCTTGCAAAACAACCCGATGGCTCAACAGTTGCAAGCTGCGATGATGGCACACATCAATGAACACCTAGGGTTTGAGTATCGCAAGCAGATTGAGATGCAATTGGGTATGAGCTTGCCACCTCAGAAAGATGAGTCTGGTGAAGATATCCACATGAACCCTGAAGTTGAAGCACGACTTGCTCCTATGCTTGCTATGGCGTCACAACGTCTATTGCAGAATAACCAAGCGCAAGCGGCACAACAGCAAGCTCAGCAACAAGCGCAAGATCCGATAGTTCAAATGCAACAACAAGAGTTGCAGATTAAAGCAGGCGAGCTTGACCGCAAGAAACAGAAAGACGCAACGGACGCACAACTCAAACAAGCTCAGTTGCAGATTGAGAAAGAGCGCGTGGACAACCAAGCGCAGATTGAAGGTGTGAAGATCGGCACTAAAGCGGAACAAGACCGCCTACGGTTTGATTCGGAGCAGACAACTAAGGGTATCGAGATTGGCCTAGCGGCTGAGAACGATAAACGCAAAGCTTCGATCCAACGTGAGCAGATCTACACACAGGCACAGACCCAGCGCGAGAATGCGCGTAGACAGCAGTCCAAACCGACAAAAGGTGAATGATGGATGCGTTCGAAGTAATCGTTAAAGAAATCGACGAGAAAGTAAATCAACTCTTCGATCATGTAGGCTCAGGTAAAGCCGAGACGTTCGAAGAGTACAAAAGACTGTGTGGTGAGATTAAAGGTCTTCTCACTGCACGGGGTTATGCCTTAGACCTTAAAAAACGAATGGAGAACTCTGATGAGTGAAATCCTTATCGGCTCAAACCCCGATAATCCACAAGTAGTAGGTATGTATCGCTCCGAGGCCACCGCCGAAGAGAAAGCAAGTCAGTTACCCCGTCCTTCTGGATATCACATCTTGTGTGCTATCCCTGAGATCGAGAAGGAATACGACAGCGGCATCATTAAAGCTGATGAAACTGTTCGTGTAGAAGAAGTATTGACCACTGTGTTGTTTGTGGTTGATCTTGGCCCGGATTGCTACAAAGATCCAAATAAGTTCCCATCAGGTCCGTGGTGCAAGAAAGGCGATTTTGTATTGGTCAGACCCAATTCAGGTAGCCGACTGGTAATTCATGGGCGTGAGTTTCGCATGATCAACGATGATACGGTCGAGGGCGTCGTAGACGATCCACGCGGTATTAAGCGCAAATAAGGAATAGATATGGACAAAGACGAATTTAAGTTTCCCGATGAAATCGAAAACGAAGCCAAAGGCGGTGCCGTAGAGGATAAGTTTGAGATTGAAATCGAGGACGATACCCCACCCGAGGACAAAGGGCGCGAGCCAATGCCCAAGGAAGTAGTTGAAGAGCTGGAGCAAGATGAGTTGGAAGAATATTCCGACAAAGTTAAGTTACGCCTTAAGCAGATGAAAAAAGTGTGGCATGACGAGCGTCGTGCTAAAGAAGCTGCTTATCGTGAACAACAAGAGGCTATTGACTACGCTCGCCGTCTTACGGAAGAGAATAAACGGCTGAAGGATCAGTACACGGCTGGTGAACAAGAGTACATGACCACTCTTAAGGGTGCGGCAGAAATGGAAGTTGAGATGGCTAAAAAAGCTTTCAAAGACGCCTATGACTCCGGTGACTCAGATAGAGTAGTAGATGCGCAACAAGCGCTTAGCATGGCGACCTTAAAATTGGGTCAGGCAAACTCTTTTAAACCGACGCCTTTACAACGTGAAGAAAATGCAGTACAACAGCAGCAAGTACAACAACAGGCGGTTCCTCGTCCTGACCAACGTGCTATGGCGTGGCAAGAGCGCAATACGTGGTTTGGGCAAGACGAAGAAATGACTGCTGCAGCTTTGGGTCTCCATGAGAAACTAAAGCGCAACGGCGTCGTGGTTGGGTCAGATGATTATTATGCGACATTGGACAAGACAATTCGCAGGCGGTTTCCGGAGCAGTTTGAAGGCTCCGAAACAGAAACGAAGACGGAAACGTCCCGTACAAAACCCAGTACTGTTGTAGCATCGGCTACTCGAAGCACCTCACCCAACAAGGTGAAGCTAAAGGCTAGTCAAGTCCAACTTGCCAAAAAACTTGGTTTGACCCCTGAGCAGTATGCCCGCGAAGCACTTAAACTGGAGGCCCAATAATGGCTGAAAATCGAATTACCCGTGAGTTAGAAACCCGTGCAACCCAACAGCGCCCTAAGCAGTGGGCACCGGCGGAATTGCTCCCTGAGCCAGACAAACAGGCTGGGTTTGCTTACCGTTGGATCCGCGTTTCTATGCTTAATCGAGCTGACCCGCGTAACCTTTCTGCCAAACTCAGAGAAGGTTGGGAGCCTGTAAAGCTGGAAGAGCAGCCAAGATTTCAACTGCTAGTTGATCCCAATAGTCGTTTTAAAGACAACGTTGAGATTGGCGGGTTGTTGCTTTGCAAGACACCGTCTGAGTTCGTTGGTCAGCGTAATGAACATTATGCGAAGCAAACACAGGCTCAAACGGACGCTGTGGACAATAACTTGATGCGCCAAAGCGATGCGCGGATGCCACTCTTTAAAGAGAGTAAGTCTGCAACAAGCTTTGGAAAAGGTTCTTAAATTTAACTATGGAGTCTTAAATGGCTTATCCTACTGTTGACAAACCTTATGGTTTGAAGCCGGTCAATTTAATTGGCGGGCAGGTTTTTGCTGGCGCAACTCGTCAAATGGAAATTGCAAGTGGCTATGCTACAAGCATTTTCTACGGCGACCTTGTAAAACGTATCTCTGATGGCACAATTGAAAAGGATACCGGTACGGCTACGGCTACTCCTTGTGGCGTGTTTCTTGGTGTAAGTTTTACAAATAGTTCAACTGGTCAAGTTCAACAACAGCAATTTTATCCAGCGAGTCAGTCAATTAAGTCTGGCACAAAGATTTTTGCAGTTGTTGCTGATGATCCAGATACGTTGTTTCAAGTAGTTTCTTGTTCTGGAACTACGGTTGTTGCTGGAATGGGTATCTCCGCTATTGGTAATAACATTGCTTTGATTCAAAACGCTGGTTCAACCACTACTGGTAATTCAGCGGTGGCTATTGATGAAGGCACTCAAGCTACTACCAATACGCTGCCTATCCGCATCATTGATGTGGTTCGTGAAACAGCAACAGGCGCTGATACATTCGTTGAGTTTATTGTTAAGATAAATGCAACCATGCACCAGTACAATAACTCTACTGGCGTATAAGGAGCTAAATCATGGCTATTTCACGCGCACAACTACTTAAAGAACTGCTCCCCGGCCTGAACGCATTGTTCGGTCTGGAGTACGCACGTTATGGTGAGCAACACAAAGAGATCTATGAAACAGAGACCTCTGAGCGTTCGTTCGAAGAAGAAACCAAACTCTCCGGCTTCTCGGCTGCACCTGTTAAGAACGAAGGTTCTGCAATTGCATACGACAACGCTCAGGAAGCTTGGACTGCTCGATACAACCATGAGACCATCGCACTAGGGTTTTCCCTTACGGAAGAAGCAATTGAAGATAACCTGTACGACAGCTTGTCGGCTCGTTATACAAAGGCTCTCGCCCGCGCAATGGCTTACACCAAGCAAGTCAAGGCTGCTGCTGTGTTGAACAACGGCTTCTCAGCGTCCTATACGGGCGGTGATGGAGTTGCACTGTTTAGCAACGCTCACCCCTTGGTTTCTGGTGGCACCAACAGCAACATTCCTACGACTCCTACAGACTTGAACGAAACTTCGTTGGAAAACGCAGTTATTCAAATCGCTGCTTGGACGGACGAACGTGGTCTGCTGATCGCTGCTAAGCCCAAGAAGTTGGTCATTCCTCCTGCACTTCAGTTCGTTGCAACTCGTTTGCTTGAAACAGAATTGCGTGTTGGTACGGCTGACAACGACATCAACGCTATCAAGAACAACGGTTCGATTTCGGAAGGTTACACAGTTAACAACTTCCTGACCGACACCAATGCTTGGTTCTTGACGACTGATGTGCCTAACGGCATGAAACACTTTGTTCGTACTCCTCTGTCTAACTCAATGGATGGTGATTTCGATACAGGTAACGTACGTTACAAGAGCCGTGAGCGTTACAGCTTCGGCTGGTCCGATCCTCTCGGAATGTACGGCTCTGCCGGTTAAAGCCTTATAAAACAAGCACTTAGCTAGTTTAGCCCCCGCCAAAAGCGGGGGTTTTTTATTGTTATTTGTTAAGTTAACGCGTTGCCTGTGTCGTAATTTAGGTTGTAGTTTTCGTAAACTGGCGAAAACATTTGTAATTCTCCGT